CCATCTTCAAGCAACTACTCTATTAGTCCAGATAAGACCAATATGAATGAAGGTGATACAGTAATCTTTACTATCACGGGAAGTAATATTCCTAATGCAACTGTATTGTATTGGACATTAGATTCTAGTTCTACTTTCCCTTTAAATTCATATCAACGTTTTAGCGACAGTCAAACTAGTGGTACCGTAACTATTAATAATAATACTGCAACACTGACAAGACAAGTGTATGCCAATACACATACGGATGCTTCTAGCAGTTTTAGTGTTAACTTAAGATCTGTGTCAATTAGTGGTACAATCCTAGCAACTAGCAGTCAAATAACAGTTAATGATACCAGTTTGAGTGCTCCAACAAGTTTCATAGTAACTTTTGGAACAGACGCTAACAATCCGGTTTATACAGCCACAGGAAATTATCAAGCAGGTCCTTCTGCTGTCACAGTTAAATTGAATAATCCTGCTACTACTAGTACCTCAGTAACAGTGCCTTGGTCTACTACTATTCCTGGAATTAGTCCAAGTACTGGTAATTATACATTTAATTTCAGTCAAGGAACACAAACTGCTCAAGGAACAGGTGGCCCTAACTTTGCCTCAGCAACTTCGGCAGCAAGTCCCAATAATACATTTACAATTACTCCCGGAACCAATGGCGGATTAACTACCACCACCGGCACATTGACCTACACTATGAGTGCTGCCGCAAGTATTGTGCTGAGCGGCTATGCACCTAACCAATTTCTAAATGCAGATGTTGCCAGTGCCACAGCTACTACACTGACGCAAAAGTATCAAGGATCAGCAATAGGTTGGACATTTAACAGCACTGGCGGCTCAGTTACAGTAAGTTCAATTACATTTCCGGCAGGGGTAACCGTTGTTGGTTATCAAATAGGCAGTGGTGGTACTTATACCACTGCTTCTAGTGTTCCTAGTTTTCAAGTAAGCGGCTCAACAATTGTAGTAGTCTCTATTGTTTTATCTACAGGCAATTCAGCATCTGGTAACATTACAGTCTCATTCAGCGGAGCAACAAGTCCTACTAGTCCGCAAACTACTGCAATGACAATCACTAGAATTCCAGTATCTGCTTATGTCAGCTTCAGCCCAAATACCAGCGGCCCATACAAAGACAATAGCAGGGCTATTATTAATGCTACACTAGATGTACCTACTAGTTCAGTTAGCGGTGCTATTACGGTATCCGTACCATATACTGGTACAGGCAGTTTATCGAGCATTTCGGGTAGTCCAATAACTTTAACATTTCCAGATACGGGGTCAACAACTCAATCAAGCTCGGCTATAAGTACAGCAGGTGCTAGTAGTAATGCCGCTGGTACCATTGTTATAGGAACTCCTACTAGCAGTAAGTTAATTACAGTAGCAGTAAGTCAAGGCCTTGGAACATATTCTATGGACGCTCAAGGTCAAGCATCAATGGGCACTCCATCAACAACTCCAAGCAGTACAGTCTATCTAGGACAAACTAATATTGCAGTAAATTGGACCAGCTCCGGCGGAGCGACTTATGTAGTTGCTACGGTTCGATCATTCGCCAATGCACAAGACACTACCGGCACAGTAACTTTTACCAGTCCCGGAACAAGCTGGCCTGCAAGTAATGCATCTGGTAGTTCATATACGATCACTGCTCCTACATCAGGAATTACAGCAACTATTAGCATGGTAGCTTATTTAAATGGCGGTGTTGGTGCTAGTTCTGTCGCTACAGCGTCTCTAACATTAGTAGCACCTAGTGTATCTGCGGCTTGTACTCCCACTCAAGTGACTCGAGGTAACAGTATTACTGTATTTTGGAATGCCTTATACACCGGCACATCACGCACGGCAACTACTTCCATCTCTGGTGTTACCCCAACAGCTGGAACTTATGACAGCGGTACTGGTCTAGTATCAGGCTCGTTCACATTTACACCGCCAACTTCTGGTTCGTTTACATTTACAGTAACTGCCCCTAACCAATTTTCAGTAACTGGAACTTCATTACCTGTATCATATACTGTAAATAACGCCGTTACTGTCAGTGTAAGCGGTGGAGGCACATCTTGGTCTTACTCGTCTGCTCCAGGCGTAACTGGCGAACCTTCTACTAATCCTGCTCTTACTTTTACAGGTAGTGGAGGATCGGGTTCTGGTTGGGTTTATACAGCATCGGGATTGCCCTCTGGATTATCAATCGGCAGTTCAACTGGTACAATTAGTGGAACACCTAGTGTTGTATCTACTTCGCCAAGTTCTTATCCGTTTACAGTAACTGCTACGGATGGTGCAAGCAATTCTGGTACATTCAGCGGTACTATCTCGGTCACTTCACCAATTGCAGTTGCTAGCATTGCAGTGGCTCTTTTATCAGGCAAGCAACATGTTTCCTTGTCAATTACTTCACCTGGCGGCCTAAGTGCATATAATGTAACATTAACACTAGCAGGAACTGGCTGTGTTTGGGACTCTCCAAACAGTGGAACAACACTAACTGCCAACGGCGTAAGTGCTTTTCCTACTACCACTACTGGTGATGTAGCCATTGGGAATTCCGCCGGCACAGTCTATGCTACAGTTAGTAGAACAGGATTTAGAACATTAACAACACCAACAACAACGGTTCCTTCTAATATAGTAACATCAGTAGCTCCAACATTTAAATGGCTTGATGCCAACAGCTCACCGATTAACAGTGCAAGCATCACAGTAAGATGGGGATATGCGCTAGGATTTCAGATTGCCAACGGCCCCGGTGGTTCTAGTACATTTAGTTTTACTGCAACATTTAGCAATGATACTATAAATCAAAATAATGGAACAAACTCAGTTCCTACAGCGGCTTTAACCAACGGTACTTATACTGCTACGCCTGCTACAAACTTTTTTGCAGATACTCCGTCAACTGGCAGACCTGGTCGATCAATTACCTATACAGGCACAATCAACAGTTTTGCCCCAGCATCGGGATACTCAGTCAGTGCGATTCCTGGCCCTATAACAGCCATTGCATACAGTTTACCTAATACACCTGTAGTAACTGTCTATAAAGAAGACGGAGTAACTCCAGTTGGTACACCGGTTCTAGGAGATAAACTTTTTATAAAAGTTAGCAATATCACCGATACTTCACAAATAGTGATAAAGAATGTTGCAAATAATACTACCCTTTCTACACAAACGGTTCCGTCAGTAGGTCAAGGCACAGTTACCTATACGCACACTACTGATACAACCAGTATCGGTTATAAAGCATATGCTACTCCGTTGTACAGTTACCCAAGCGAAACAATTGGATCTAATACTGTTACTGTAAATCCTGTTAATATTACCTATAAATTCTTTCTTAGCCGCCCGTATGGACCTAACGGAACTGCTATTTCCAATACTGGAGAGCCATACTCAGGGCCGTTCTATTCAGGAGAAATTGTCAATTTCTCAATAGCTGGACTGCCAAACGAGCAGGTAACTATTTCTAGTGGTAACGATACTAGATACGGCGGCGGAGTTACTTTCAATCTAAGTGCCGCAACTAATGCAGGCGGCCAAACAGGAGTTGGTATTAGTTTTGATCTAATAGGCGCAAATACCGGCGGGTATTTAGGAGCATGTACTATTAACAGCAATTATTCTTACAGAATAACATTTGCCAGTGGTAAACAGCTGGATCTAAGCTACACTGTAAGCCCTCCTGCTCTAACAGTCAGCGCAGTAACTGCAGGTTCATTCACGAGAAAAACCGACAATGTGGTAACATTCCACAGCAGTACACTTAGAACTGGAACTGCTGGACAATATCCAATATCAACTGCATTGACCAATATTGGTGCCGGTGTTACTGGTGCACCGTCAAATCCTACTTATGGCGGATCAATTCAAAATATTCGAAATGCCACAACTGGTATTCCAGAAAATAATCATTACTTCTATATTGATGCAACTAATTTAACCGGCACCAGTTATACAGGTACTATAACATTAACTGACAGTTACGGACAAACTAGCTCCGGCGGCACATTCAGTTTTACATTGCCTGACCTACCACCTCCTGGAAAACCAACATTTGAATCATATGGATTGACAGGTGGCGCCACAGTTGGCTCAAATTTTGCCGCAAGTATTATCATATTGGGAGCCAACCATGTGGTAACAACTGCTAATGCCAACGGAGGTACCACTGCCAACGATGGTGGCACCTATGTTAGTATCAGTAATTCATTTGTAGGTACCGAAGAAACTGAAACTATTCAAGGAACGTCTTTGGCTGCAGGCGCAGGGCATACAGGTCATGTGACAGTTCGTGCGTATTCAGACTGGCCAACTGGTAATGTGTATGCCGATTTTATATTTACAGTACCGGCACCCGGCCGAACAATTACTGCACCACCGCCAGCTCCATCTAGTATAACAATAACAGGTGTGTCAGTTACTGGTATTGATTCAGGTTCCAATCCAAATAACTATCGTCCAAACTATTGGATTTACACGGGTGCTCCAAATGTTGGTATGGAGCTTGCCAACGATCGATCACAAGATGTTCAATTTACTTTTACAACATCTGGACAATCTGGTAATGTACATATTTTAGCTTGGTCTTATACGTTTGGAGATCCGCCAGACCAATCACAGTGGAGAGATTTCGGACAGGTGCAGGCCCTTACCTATTGGGGTTGGGTCGGTTCTACAAACGGTTGGAACGGCGGTGCCGGAGATACTATTTTAGGTGTTTTTAAATACACTGACGGTAACGGATCTGTTTCCTACAGTGAGCAGTGGACTGTTGCCTCAATACCTTCTTATGATATTTGGAACAATCTCTGGGGTAATCAATAATAATTTAAGTTAGACTTAAAGAATTAGTTAAGGGAAATATTTTTGTAATAACTTCAGCACAGGCTAGGGCAATTTCTTGATGCTCTAGCTGTGTTCCGTTAGCTGAACGCAGGTCGATGTAGTGTATCCAACTACGCAAGGTACCGTTCATGTACAAGCGACTTTCGATTAGTCCTTCGGGTAATACAGCACGAGCCTGTTCTTTTGCTATGCCGTTAGCAATAGCCCATTCGTATTCTCTTTTGGCAGCATAGATAACTCGTTGTTGAGCTCGATACCACTCGTTCTGCAACATCATATCATCTGTTTCAACGCTGTTCTGTCTGTTCTTAAGATCTTGCAGTCTAGCTTCTCTTGTAACAAAGTTAAGATCCTTTGTCGGGTCAGCATAGCGTTGACTGAACTCTTGGAAACTAAAGCTACGATGACGCAAAATTTGTCGTGCAATATCTCTAGTGGTGGTAATTTCAATACAAGCAGACACCATCTCAAGAGGCGACCAATGCTGGTGCTTGATAAGATATTTGATTAATTTTTCACTAGTTTCAGTGTTGAGTTGATTGCTCGGATTTGAAACTCTTGCACAGTAGGCAACAAGCTCTTGTGCGTCTGAAATTCCCATACTTGCAAATTCAGGTGTTGGTTGTGAATAGGATAAGAGCTTGACATTCATTTTATTTAAGCCGTTTTTTTCTAAGAAATTGATTGGTGTTTTTGATCATGTCTTTTTTGACACGTTCAGTATCTAGTTTAAAGTCAACATTTTCAATCTCACTTTCGTAAGATGACAGCATTTCCTTGAGATTCGTTTCAAACGATTCCCAATCATCTTGTGCCTGTGGACTACTGACTTTTATTTCCCAAATTTTATTATTTTTAAAAGTCACAGTAATTGAATCGAGATATTTGAGAGGAATCACATTTAGTGTGATCTCCCCAAATACCTCAGGCCAATGTTCAACTACATCTTTGGGAAAGACTCTTCCCGGGGTCACAATACGTTAGCAGTTTTCTTTTTAGTAGGAGCAAGTTCCTCAGCTTTGCGGCGCATCTCTGCGGCCTGCTTGGCCAATTTGTCTGCTTGACTACGATAGTATTTTGCTTCAGTTTCTGGACTGTCGAACTTAGTAACAGGTGCTTCTTGATTAACACTTGCACTGGTAGTACGTCCAACATCTTCAACTTGATCCATTAATGGATCAGTGTTACCAGTTTTAGGACTGATGTCCTTAGCACTAGCAACTTCTTTAATCTCAACATTAGGATCAGGTTGCGAAGATTTAATAGCCAAATCTTGAACACTAACACCTTGTTGTTCTGCAATCAGTTGATTAAGATCACTTAACAACACACTTGCTTGATTATTAGGTGTCATCTCTACTTCGTCGGTGGCTACTTTACTCAAATAACCTTTGACATGCAAAGTTGGCAACATAGTGGATCCGTCTGAAAACACAGCACGGGCCAAGACTTCACTAAATTCGTTAGTCGATTGAGCGGCATTAGATTCTACTAGACTGATAAGTGAATCGTGATAGCTATCGGGTAATGATTCTGTTGGAATCATCAAACAACTAAATGCATCTCCAGGCAAGGTACGGAAAACAACAAGACATTTACGCCCTGTTTTTTTCATCCTGCCCACATGTTTTAGTTCGGACATATTATGCTCCTTGAGCAGGCGCTGTAGCGGGTGCGGTTTGTTGTGATTGTTTTGCTACATTTTCTAAAAATGTGGCTAATTTGTTGTATGTTTGTCCTACTGCTACCATTTCACCTGGTTTAAAGGCTCCGCGTGAGCTGGCAACATCAATGATTTGTTTCATTGCATTAAGATCATTGATAGTCAAATCACCGTTGTCTTGTGCGGGTGCGGTGTCTGCGGTTGGTTGTTGATTTTCATCGGCCATATAAGTCTCCTTAAAAAATTATATATGTATATTAATTATCTGTTATGTTAAATGTGGACATGCAAGTTTGAAGAAACTGAGTTCTTTTTCTTGTTCAAATCCTATTTTTGTTACAAAAACAATAGTATTATCTACAATATCAACTGCTTGCCCTACATAGTAGCGACTATTGAGATTATGATAAATCCAAGAGTCTATTTGTTTCAAATAGCTAGGATTAAATTTATCTAATAGTGTATAGTGAAAATGATGCGCTGGAAAAGAGACTTTTCTCAAGTCCAGCGCATTAAGGGCATTTACTTTGCCGTTCTTAAGAGCCATTACTGCCCTTCTTCGTAATAGGCATGAGCACCAAACGGTGGCACAATCTTATCATTACCGTGGATAATGAATACTGTATCGCAGTAGTTTTCATCACCCCATGAGCCCCAAGGGTATCCATCTGTAAACATGATAAACTTTTTAGGGTTAATATCGTGTTTCTTCAAGTAATCCCAGTTGGCATCAAAGTCGGTACCACCACCGCCCATTACTTGGTAATCTGAAATGTCTTCACCGTAGCTATCATAGTCTTGTTCATTGTAGACTTTAGTATCAAAGCACCATACTTTGATCTTGTACTCTTTGTACTCGTCCATAATGCCTTTGATCTCACTGATAAAGTCCTTAGCTTGACTATCACTAATAGAACCACTCATGTCAATGGCTACGCAAATGTCAATGGTCTCGTCGTAGTTAGTACCTGGAAGAATAGCGTTCATGTGCCAACCCTTGCGGTTAGGTCGCATAAATGTGTAATCGTTCTTAATAGTACTTTGAATCTGTTGGCGCAAAATCTCGCGCCAGTTCATCTTAGGCTCAGTGAGATCTTTAATCATGCGTTGGATTTCTGCAGGCGTATTACCTGCACCAGCCGCCTGCGCCGCCGAAATAGTAGCTTCTTTGATCTCATCACGGATTTGTTTGAGCTCTTCTTTACTGTACTTAGGTTGACCGTTTTTACCGTCTTTCTCCCAATCAATATGATCGTCAAGTAATTGACCCAAGGCTTGCAACGACTTCTCGTCTTCATCCTCGTAAATCTCGTCGTAGACTTGTTCTGTACTTTTGCCGTAGTGTTTAGTATCGTGATAAATTTTGATATTTGGAGGAACTTCGCCAATACGATCGCGTACTAGTGTACCGTTGACACTATAGTCTGCCGCGGCATTCCAAATAGCACGATCGCGACCTTCTACACGAAGCATATGCTCAAACACATTATGTAGAATTTCGTGTGCAACAACAAACTCTACTTGTTTAACTGTAAGTTTCTCAAAGAAAGATCGATTGTAAAACATATGACGGCCATCAGTGGCCGCAGTAGTAAGCCAATCAGAACCGTCTACAATTTTAAGACGGGTTGCCATATTACCAAAGAATGGATGTCTCAGTAGCAAGCCCACACGAGCTATAATAATTTTATCAATTACGGGATCTAAATGCGACATGATTGCTCCTTTTTGCTATAGTATATATTATAACACCTCCCAGAGGAGGTGTCAATTGATTTTGGCTAGCTTAACGCTTTTCTGTTGCTGCCGCAATGTACTTACCATATTTGGCATGGAAGTCATCAAAGCATTTGATCTCGTCTGGATCCAATGGCAACTGATATTGAGTAAGAGCAAGTTTAGTGCCCATAACAACCAATTCTGTATCAAAATTGTCCATCATAAATTGGAAGAAGTTGTTAACTTGATCATTCCAATTCTTAGCCTTCTTTTCACTAGAGTCCTTCAATTCGTAGCATAATGACACCGTCAAAGAGTACATGGCACTGATTTCTTTAGTGTCCATTTTCTTAACTTTGCCATTCAAAATGTCTGTAGGATCTGGCAACTTGCTGGCAATTTTACGGTGTGCCATGAACTTAACAGCAAGCCCTTCACCAACAGCACCCGATATCAAATCGGTCAATGTATCGGTATCCTCATCGTCATCAAACAGCAGTTCGCTAACAAAGGTCCAAGAGCGTGGAGTAGCAAACGCACGGCTTGAGCTCTTAGGATCAAAGTCGTACAAGTCCTTCTTGCTAAAGGTCAAAAAGCCTACAACATCCTTGTGGATCTTGTTGTCAGTAGCCCAACCAAAGTAGTCTTCCCAATCAACAGTCATTTCTAAGTGAACAAAACGGTTAGCCAACGGTGCAGGCATACGATAAGTAACACCCTTGTCAGTTTCACGGTTACCTGCGGCAACAAGGAGCACATTATCTGGCAACTTGTAAGTGCCAACACGGCGATTCAAAACCAACTGATAAGCCGCGGCCTGCACACTAGGAGCCGCACTATTCATTTCGTCTAAGAACAAAATAATTTTCTTGTACTTAGAGGCCATAACTTCATCGGGCAATTCAGTAGGAGGAGCCCAAACCATCTTGCTAGTATTTGAATCAAAGTACGGAATACCTTTAATATCTGTAGGTTCCCACAGACTTAAACGAATGTCAATAACATGAGCATCTAGCTCTGTACCCATTTGCTTAACAATATCAGACTTGCCAATTCCAGGAGGGCCCCAAAGGAACACTGGACGATTAGCTTTAAACGCCCGGCGAAGTGATTTTTTAGCACTTTTGGGACCTACTGTACGACTTACGATCTCGCTCATATTTACTCCTGGTTAAAAAAGCGTTAAGAATTAACTGTCTATGTATCTATTATACTGCCTAACAGCTACCTCGTCAACAGATTTTTTAACTTTTTTAGTCCGTTTGAGCTTCGTTGTTTTGTTTGTTCATTGCTTTGACCAGTCCGTACCTGCGGATATCGTCCGAAAATAAGCAAAGTTCAAAATGCTTTTTTTCCGAAAATACAGTAATACTTTTGTTAGTCAAATAGTATGGGCTGTCCATAGTACGATCAAAAAAGATAATTGTTTGAGGACTTAGATCAATTGGATCGGTAAACGGAACTTCATATTCTTTAAGTTCCAATTCATTTACCAAATAAGTGTAGCCCTCGTCACTTAGTCGTAGCCCGCCCTGATCTTTTGATCTATGACTTTGCCACCATTTGAATAGATGTAATTTTACATTAGCACTATCTGTACTTCTTTGTTTTTGTTCAAGAAATATCTTAGTGTATGTTTCTTTTGAGATCATTTCATTACGGCGCCAGAAGTCAGTACGACTACCTGAAAGTCTTCACAATTAAACATGCCGTTTAATTTTTTAGCTAGATTAATAGCGTGTCCCGGATTTGAAAAACTAGTTTTCTTATACTTAGGGCCTGGATAGCTGGTAAGACTGTTTGCGCTTTTTAGATTAAAAGGAGCGTTTTTATAAAATACAGCCCAGATTGCCTCAGCCTCAAGTACTTGCTCGCTTTTGTATGTTTTTTTATTAATGTGTTCTAATAAAACTTTTGGTTTGGGTCTCGACATAATATGCGTCCTGTTAACTACGCATATATTTATCACTTAACTATTTGAAAAACCACCACCATCCATTTGCACAGATATGTTATTGCCTGCACTTTGCTCTAGTTTACGCAATACTGTATCATAATCTTCTAATAATTTTGCTGAAACTTCACCTAGCGCAAATGCTAATGCTTTGGCAGTCTTAATATCAAGTTTAATTTCGCGTTGTTGACTTAAATCAGCAGCCTTTACCTGTTGTATAAACTGCTGAATAGGTACTGTATTAATCGGATTTTGCATTAGATAATACCTGTTTCATTTCCAATTCGCTTTTAAAAGGTCCTTTGTAAGGATAACGTTCAACAGTAATTAATTTAGGACAGAAGCTTTTAACCCATCCTTTTTCAAATTTAATTGTATAGTATCCTGCACAATAAAGGCTTTTACTAGCATTACTCTTAGTAAACAACGGAAGTTTACGTTGTACATTATACAATGGATTATATGGTTTACAGCTGGTAGGATAACCATAAACATCACGATCCTCTACATCTGATACTTTGGTCTTTGAACTAACTTGAAAAAAGTCAGCACCAAATCGTTTGACTAGATCGTCTTTTTTATTAAAGTATGCTTCTCCCTCTTTGGAACTTAGCATAAACTTGTTGTTTTCTTTTTTATGTAACGTGGCAACTCTTTCGCCATCGTCTTCGATGATCCAAAATTTACCATCAACAATGGGTTTAGCTTTTAAATTCATTTGTGATACCTCGCTTGAAAAGGTTCTGCATATAATTGTATTGTATCCATAATTTTCTTCATATCGTACAGTTGGCAAAACTTCAATAGTCTAATACCAACTTGACTGATATTTTTTTCTTTTGCTAGTTCTGTAGCAATTGTAGTATTAATTATCTCTCTAATTTCACTAGGCTGTGCTGTAAGATCGCAAAGTGTAACATTTCTAACATAGTCGTCCATAACACGATGTTCTATTTTGTTGTGGTCAACCCATCTCTGTAACATGAGATTGTTCCACGCATATCCGCGGCTTTTACGATCTTCGAACGCTTCAGTAAGACCAACTTT